CCCGATGTGTACAAAGTTGTTGAAAGTGTTGCTTCAATGCAAGCAGAGCAAAAGACAGGTGATCTTAAAGAAAAGATTAACTCTCTCCAGCAACGTGAAGAAGACTTAGTTGTACAGAACGCATACTCTGAGCTTTTAACTGCTCATCCTGACTTTCAGGATATTAAAACAGATGAAAAGTTTCTAGAGTGGCTAGATGAACAGCCAACTTCTATAGCAAACGGTATATACAAAAACAACAAAGACGCAAAATGGGCAAGCCGAGTATTAGACTTGTACAAAATAGATGCAGGCATATCATCTAAAAAAACTACTTCGACCAATAAACAAAGTGCTGCAGAGGTTGTAAAATCACCAAAAGCTCGTGAAATTTCAGACTCTAACAGCAACAAGAAAATTTGGAAGATGGAAGACATCGCCAGACTGAAATCGTGGGAATTTGAGAAATTTGAAAAAGAAATTGATCAAGCACGAGCAGAAGGGCGAATAACTCAATAACTAACCTCAAATAGAGGAAGGATAAGAAAATGGCTTTTGATACAGCTGCAGGGTATGCTAACTTACCGTCAGGTAACTTTGCTCCCTCAATTTTTAGTCAAAAAGTTCTTAAGTTCTTCCGTAGAGCTTCGGTTGCAGAAGATATTACGAATACCGACTATACTGGCGAAATTGAAAACTTTGGCGACACTGTTAACATCATAAAAGAACCAACACTTACTGTGTCAGCGTACACAAGAGGTTCTGTTGTTAACCCTCAAGACTTGGCAGACGATCAGGTAACAATGACCGTTGACCAAGCAAATGCTTTTGCATTTAAAATCGATGACATCGAAGAAAGACATTCACATGTCAACTTTGAAGCGTTAGCAACTTCTTCAGGTGCTTTTGCTCTAAAGAGAAAATTCGATGCCAACATACTACAGGCTATGTCAGACGGTGCAGGTATTGCAGGTGCTGACGATGCAAGTTTATCAGGTGGATTAACAACTACTAATTCAGCTTTAGGTACAGCATCTGCTCCTATTAACGTAGAAACAGATGATGCAGGTATCAACCTCATGCTATTAATGGCTAGAGTGCTTGATGATCAGTCTGTACCAGAAGAGAACAGATGGTTTGTTGCTCCTCCAATCTTCTATGAGAAGATGTTTCAAGCAGGTAACAAGATGGCAGAAGTACAGGTAACTGGCGATGCGTCTTCAAACCTAAGAAACGGACTTGCAACTCCGGGTACACTTGCAGGATTCAGATGCTACAAGTCTACTGCATTAAATAGTACAGCAGGTACTGACCAAGTAACATTATCAGGTGTCGCTACAGACGCTTCTGAGAACGTTATCATGGCAGGGCATATCTCTAGTACTTCTACAGCGTCTCACATCGCAAAGACTGAAGTGGTACGTTCAACTGAATCATTCTCTGATGTCGTTAGAGGACTACACGTTTTTGGTCGAAAAGTTTTAAGACCAGAATCAATAGTTCGTGGCGTCATAGATTTTGCGTAAGGGGGATTAATTAATGACTACTTATAATCATACCATTACTGGTGGTGGAACTGTAGGACATCCGGGCAATGTGCCGAGACCTTACATGGTTCAATCAAGAATCTTTGATGCAGCCGACCAGAACCTTTCTGCAAATGACGTCGTACAAATGATTGATGTTCCTGATAACACAATGGTTATCGGTGGATGTATCGACGTTCTTGAAGCAGGTGGATCAGGTTTAACTTACGATGTTGGTTTAAGTACTGACATTGATGCGTTTGCTGACGGAGTAGATGGCAATGCTGATGCTATATACCAGTTTAATTTAAAAGCTGCAGGTATCAACACAGTTATCGCTGCCGACGCAATCCAAGTTAAAGCATTGGGTGCAGGCGTTACTGCAGGTCGTTTCAGAGTCATAGCAATTATGTGTGACATTGGAACAGGTCCAAAGCAGACTGCTAGTGTAACAACTGGTACGTAACAATTAAAATCGGGAGGGCAGGGCAACTTGCCCTCTTGACAACTATGAGGTAACAATGTCCGAAAAAGGTACAATGAAAGGTCACACCATAAGTGGTGGTCAGAAACGCCCAACTAAGTCGGGTGCAGGTATGACTAAGAAAGGTGTAGCTAAGTACAGAAGGGATAATCCCGGATCAAAGCTCAAGACAGCAGTTACAGGTAAAGTAAAGAAAGGTAGCAAAGCTGCCAAACGTAGAAAGTCCTATTGTGCAAGAAGTGCAGGGCAAATGAAAAAGTTTCCTAAAGCGGCAAAGAATCCTAACAGTCGTCTAAGGCAAGCTAGGAAGAGATGGAAATGTTAGCACAAATTAATTTTCAAATATTTAAAATATTAAACAAGATAAGCAACAGTTTTTATAGACGATATGTACGAATGTTACATAAATCTCAAGGGAGAATCTAATGGAAAATATGGTGCTAGATGCTTGGAATGATTTATCGTACCTAGAGGGTGCGTTGTTTACTATGTGGTTATTTATTCTGTACTACGGTAAAGTATGGATTGACAGTAGGTTTACTAAAAAGGGATGCACATGCTCACAGCGTTAATAGGTCCTATAGCTAATCTTGCAGGTTCTTGGATGAACAGCAAGGTAGAAAAAGTAAAGGCTGATGGTCAAGCTAAAGTGGCACAAGCTAGAGCTAAAGCAGTTGTAGCCGAGAAGGTAGCAACAGGAGAAGTTGCATGGGAGAAGTCTATGGCTGATGCTACAGACAACTCGTGGAAAGACGAATTTGCTTTGGTTGTTTTGCTTTTACCAGCAATACTAGTCTTCATTCCGTCATTTACAGAGTATGTACGAACAGGCTTTGAGGTGCTTAACACTTTGCCTGATTGGTATCAGTACCTTTTATTTATAGCTGTGAGTAGCTCGTTTGGAATTAAAGGGGTTGGTCAGGCAATGAAACTAATGGGAAAGAAATAACATGGCAAAAAAGAAAAGTGGTTCTAAACCAAAAAATGCTGCACTTTATTCTAGAGTAAAAGCAGAAGCAAAAAAGAAATTTAAGGTCTATCCTTCAGCGTATGCAAATGCTTGGCTTGTTAGAACCTATAAGAAACGTGGTGGCACTTACGCATGAGCCTAACCAAATGGTTTAAAGAAGATTGGCGTGATGTTAAGACAGGCAAAAAGTGTGGTCGTTCTGGTAAAGAGAAAAAGAAAAGACCTTATCCTGCATGTAGACCAAAAGCAGTGGCTGGTAGAATAACTAAAGCTGAAGCCAAGAAGAAAACAGGACCTAAAGCAGTTAAGTGGTCTGTTACTGCATCAGGTAGAAAACGTAAGACAACAAGGAAAAAAACATGAAGTACGATCGTGATGAACTAGTTAAGATGATAGCTATCCACGAGGGAATAGTTTTAAATGTCTACCAAGATCATCTTGGCATAGATACGGTAGGTATAGGTCGTAACTTGGAGGACAGAGGTATCACAGACGGTGAGCTTTCGTACATAAATAAAACTATGGATGATATATACGAAGGTGGTCTTACAGAGGAAGAAGCCTACTATCTTTGCATGAATGACATAGCTATTGTAGAAAAAGAGTTACTTGCCAATAAACCAATTGTAAATCAACTAAATGATGTACGACAAATGGTACTTATTGACATGGCATTTAATATGGGTGTTCCTCGTCTTATGAAATTTGTAAACATGTGGTTGGCGATAGAGAAAGTTAATTATCCTCTTGCGTGTGAAGAGATGATTGATTCCAGATGGGCAAGTCAGGTAGGAAACCGTGCAATGAAATTATCTTTAGCGATGAAGAATGGAGAGTGGATTTGACCGAAGAGAAGAAATGTGACACCTGTGAATGTTACGAATGTGATAAAGAAGAATGTAACTGTGACTGCCACAAGGAGGTAGAAGGAGTACCTGTGTGATTGAGTTGGGGAAAAGATAATGGTAGTCGCTGAAATATTAACGGGTATTGCTTTAGTACAGAAAAGCGTTGACTTTATAAAATCAAATATTGGTACAGCAAACGATATTAAGGATATAGCAACACAGATAGATGGATTCTTTACTGGTGAAGCTCAGATGAACAAAAAGTCTGGTCGTGGCATGTCCATAGCAGAACAGTTTGGGTCGGTAGAAAGTTCAGCTACAGATTTTATAGACCGTAAGTTACTTGAAGAAAAGCGTAACGAATTAAAAATTATGATCAACATGAGGTTTGGTCCTACTGCATGGGATGAGATTATAGCCGAAAGAGCTAGCAGGATCAACGAAGCTAAGGAAGCAAAAAGACTTCAAAGAGTAGAAGCAAGACAGAAGCAACAAGAGATATATGAAATCTTTCAGTTGCTTGGGTATGTTGTTGTTGGAGTAGTAGCCTTTATTATAATTCTTGTAGTGTCAGTAAAAGCACTTGCAGACAGCTATACCTACAAGTCTAAGGATTACACAAGACAACAGAAGATACATAAAGGTAAGAAAAAACAACCTCAGTATACACGATGTCTACGTAAAAAAATGGTACACTATAAAAATGGATTAGCTTGCATATATGAAGGAGCAGGTAAAACATGTGAGATAGAGTTCACAGACAAGAGCATAGGATGTCCTAGACAATACCAATGTGTGTATAATCCCGGAGGTTCTGAACCTAACATAGACGA